GCGTAATAAAATTTAGCGCTCCAAACATATCCGCTTGACTTGTCAAACAAGGAAATAAACCGAAAACCATTTCTAGTCTGCCCGTCTTTGTAATAGTAAATGGTGGGTTTTTGAGTTCCGGTAGCGTCACAATACACGGCAAGCACTCGCCCGCAATCTGCAGGAAATGTAACCTCTAGTCCTGTTGCCCCACCGAGAGATAATTGTACGTGATCATTGCAAAGATAGTCCCACCCGTTAGGGGCATCGTCCCAAAGCGAATCTTGCGCCCTGTTAAGCGTATCAAGAGCAATATCTGCTATGTAAGTATTACCAGTGGACAAGCATTCGCTCCACTGGTTGAACCTGTTTGCAATGTCTGCGTACTTGTCTTTAAAGATCATCTCTTCCCTGCTTTTAGGTTTGCAATAAGCTCGTTAGCCTTGGCTAATTCAGACTTTGCAGCATTAAGCGCCTTGTCTTTTTCATCAAGCTCTCCCTTTACTGACGCATCTTTCTTAATTTGTGCATATAAATCTGGGTTAACTTGTCTTATGTACTCTTCCTCTGTTATAATATCACATTTGCGGTCTGCAGCATCTTTTGCAAGCTCGTCTGCAATGCGCTTCGGAGTCTCTTTTGTAACTTCATAAACGCAAGTATAACCTTGTTCTGTAAATCTCTGGTGCCACGGTGTAAATCGAACCGGCTCCTCGATAAATTCTGCATTCCCTTGTCGGTCAATAATAGGCGTTCCGAGAGGGTTTAAAACTGGGATTTTTTTCCCATTTTCGTCTAGCTTTGGTAAAGAAAAGCGATAGTTAACAGCTCCGCGCACATAGTAAACGATGTTTTCAGGTTTTGACTTAGGGTAAAGCACGCTCATAGTTTCTCCTTAGAGTAGAAGGCCGGGGAAAGCCCCAGCCGAAGAGATTATTTTGCAACAGTCCAAGGAAGTTGGACGTTGATTACTCGATACTTTATCAGCTCAACAGACTTCATTTTTGATACAAGTGTAGCGATCCACTTCTTAACCTTAATAGTAGCATATTTAGGAAAAGAGGTTTTTCCGAAAGGCAGATCGATTGTCTTGTAAGAAAGGGCTGCGGTTCCAGCCATCGTATCAATTAACTTCTTGCTATCAATGGTTGATTTGTCGCTTGAGTACCCTGTTACTTCAAACTGTACACTATCGGCAGACCCCGAAGAATCAACAACCTGGAGGGCATAGTAGTAGCCGGGCGTGAGAGATACCTTTGTAAATAATGATGCCGAGTCAACACCGGTAAGCGTGTCTGCTGGGAATACAACGGCTGAAATCTGGTCAATTACTGCCTCGTTTTGGCCGAAAATCGATGTCGGAGCCGTAACCGACGCGGCACCAACAACACCAACAATTGTAAGCAGTGCGATAAACAGCACAGTAAACTTTTTCATCTGCAAATCTCCTTTTTTAGTTTTCTTAAAGTGAAAAGCCCGGATCTCTCCGGGCGTATTACGAATCGATTACCAACAGTTATCAACGCGAAGTGTTGAAGCTCCACCGTCAATAGTTCCACAACCAAATTCACATTCGACTGAATCAATCTGTCCGTCTACATCGTTGTTCTGGATGCCAACAACAGGACGAATGTCACGATCTTTGAGGTATGCAAAAACGTTATTCTCAGGGACGAAGATAAGCATGGTTTTTTCCATACCACCCTTGTCAAACGCCTGATGTGTAACTAGTTCGAGAGGCATGTTGTTTGTACGCACAACTTCAGTATCTACACCATATTCTTTCAGAGCGCTCTTTGCATCTGTTACTGGATAGATTGCCTGTGCATTCATCCACTCTTTGATACGCCCGATTGTCTGGTACCCACCAAGGCAAATAGCTTTCTGGCTTTCTGTGACAGTGGTAAGAATGGCAGGGACTTCAGTACGGAACTTGAACGGGGTCATGTTACCCTTCATATCGAAGGTGTTTGCAGCCCAGTTGAGCGCACCACGAGTAGTACGGAAAGAATCGCTGTGAGCTGATCCTCCTGCAGTTGTATTGCCTGTCCCGCTCGCACGATCACCAAATAGCCAAGAACGCTCAACCCGAGCCATCATGTTGATAAGGTTGATCTCTTTTAGCAACTTGAAATAATCGTTAGTAGCATAGAACTTTGATTTCAACATCGAGTTACTAATCGCAACAGGCTCACGAACAATCTGAAGCGTGTTGTAAACATTGTCAAAATCTTTGCTGAAAATTGTCGGGCCGCTGCTGTTTTCGTTATAGGCTGTCGCATTGATAAATAGAGAATCGCCAGCACTAGCAGAGAATGCCGTAGTACCGAAAGAGGTAACTTCACAAGTGTTGGCATCTGTCACGCTATCAACACGTGCATTTGTGCGAGTTGCACCATTGAAAAGAGTGTCGTAAGGCTTAACGTTTGCCGTTGCAATTTTAAGAGTCGTGCCTGTAAAATCAGCGGTAACAGTCGCGGTGATATCGGGTGGAGTGTAGTTGTACGATTCAAACCGAGGGCTGTCCACCTGCCACTTGGAAACCATACCAGCTTTTTTTGTAAGGCCTTCCTCACTGATTTCGCCATCTGCAAAAAGAGCAATAATCTTCAAGTTTCTTGCATAGTTCAATTTGATTTTGTCCCAAATTGTCCTTTGCCCCATCTGTGTTGCAGCAAATGCCGGAGTCGCCTGAACTCCAAGACCATCCGAAGTAGTACCTTTATACGTTGCCATCTGTAAAACTCCTTAGTTGATTCGAGCTACCGTCTTATTGTGACCGTTAAGATATGTATCCCAACCGTCAGATTTCGCGCTCGGTTGTTGTCGTTGAGCTGTGCCAGCCGGATTCTTCTGCGCTGACAGGCCGTTTTGTTTAACGCTTCTCTCAGTTTCCTGAGCAACCTGCTTTGTAACTACTCCCATATTTTTCGCTTTTATCGCATTCATCGCCTGAGTGTAGTGCCGATGAAGTTTTCTTTGATCCGAGAGCATCTCATTTACAAACTCAGACGCAAGCTTGTTTCTTTCGGCAGGAGTTTTTTTACTATAGTCAGGGTATTTTTCTTGGAAACTTTCTTCCAAAAGCTCTGCCCCTGCATCCTTTCCGAAAATGACACGATTAAAAAGAGCTGACTTTGCTTCTTGTGTCTTACCGGGGAGATTATTTACAATCCCAGCGATATTCACCTTAGCGGCTTCAGACCTCTTTTGTGTCTCTTGCTGTGAGTAGAAATCTTTCTTCCGCTCTTGCTCTCTCTCCCATTCCCGCTCTAACTTGGTCTTTTCAACATGCTCACTAATGGTTTTGTTTACCTTTTGGTAAACTTCCTTTAGTGCCTCCACTGGATCCTTACCTTGCCGTATCAGCGCATACGCTTCATCCAGAGGCCCTGTGGTGTGTTGACGAAGATTAGTTTCATAAACCCGTTCTTCCTCGCGGCTCTTAATAAATGCCTCTTTAGGGTCGATCGTGGTTTCTGCCTCTTCAGGAATTTCAACAGGTTGAGCAGTTGAAATTTCAGGTAGCTTAAAGCTTGCGAGTGCTTCGAGATTCAAAGAGCCGTCGTCGTTTCTAAACGCAACATCAAACGGATCGACTTCATCAGCCTTTTTATCTGGCTGTTTATTTTCTTCTTTGTCTTGTGGCGTTTTTGCCTCTGGTTTCCTTACTTCCTCTTTTGGCTTTTTTGCCTCTTGTTCTTCCTTGGGTTCTTCGTCAGTTTCGGCTCTTGGTGAAGACCTGTCAGGTGCTTCGAAATAGTCGTCGAATGCATCGTTCACATAACTGCCCTGATCTATTCCACCATCACTACCCGAGCTGCTGCCGCTATCCCCTGCGGTTGATTCATCTGCCATTTCATTTCCCTTTTTAGGTATTTTTATCTATAACCGGGCAAAAAAAAGAGAGCATGCTAGCGTGTTGGCACCAACATGCTCTCAAAATATGCAGTCTCTAGGGAGCTACCCCGTCAACCAGCCCGTAAATGTCTTGTTGCTAAACTGCTACCGATTCACCTCATTGTAATTGTTAAGCGACTGCGCGAACATTCTGTCAACCGCTTCAACTTCAACATCATTTCCAAGTCTAATTTCTTTTAACAAAACATCGAAAAGCGCGTCGCAAACCTTTTCTGTCAAATTCTTTACGCTCTGCGGAATATGGTTACACGCCATAGTCTGACCAATTCGGCTTCACACCTGGACGCATGCCGGACTTCTGCTTCTTCTTTGCAAACTGTGCTTTCTTATCCTCAAGAGTTGCCGAATCATCTGGCGAACCACCGGAAGCGCCAAGAGCGTCAAGAGCAGCGCCTGAACCGTCAACATCTTCAGCAGATTCCTCATCAGGGGATTCTACAGCATCCTCTTCTGGCGTGCCTTCAGCCGGCTGGTCGCTGCCCGCCGGAGCGTCTGCACCTATCGCCTCACCGATCATCTGAACGGCCTCGTTAGCGTCTTTCACTGGCTTTCCATCAATGGAGATTTTCCCGTCGTCACCCTGCTCAATTGTCAATGTCATACCCATTTTTCTTTTTATCCTTTGGCTTTGAGAAATCAACATTATCGTTTACTATCGTTTGTGCGAAAACAACCTCTTTATCAATAACTGTTAGTTTCCCGAACAGCCGTTGCTTCTCTATCTTGTCAATAGCCTCACCGACTGTATTAAAATGGTGATAGGCGTTAATGCTCTGGCAAACACCGCGTTGAAATTTGAATTCAAAGGGCCGGTGTCTATCCCGCTCTTCAATCTTGTCCTTAACTCCACGAGCTAAAGAGTTAACAACTGGGTCAAACAAATCCCCCTTAGGAACCTTCTGCAACTCCTCGTACTTTATTTTCATATTCACTCAATCCCTTTTCTAGGTAAGCATCAAGAATCTTTAACATGTTCAATCTTCCATTGAATTCAAGTAGTTTAGATGCATCATTACACGCCGTCATTTCTCGGATTGTGTTTTCTCTCAAGTCAAAAATTGTGTATCTGTACTCGTCACTCTGGATCAGCTGCTTAACCCATCCGTAGTACTTTTCATCAGCGCTTATAAAACTCTTTATCGTCGTGTAAATCTTTGGTGTTTCGTCAATTAGAGCGCTGTATTCGCGCTGCAGTTTCGAGACACCTACGATCTTGCTTTTCAGGTCTGTAATTAGATCATTATCTCTGACAAAAAGCCATCTAAGATACTGAACGATCTTATTTGTCATTGCATCGCCCCTGCCATTTGCGTTTGTGGCATTGGCTGGCCCTGTGGAGCTGCTTGCGGCCCGCCAACGGACCGAGGCATACCCATCGGTGGTTGAGACCCGAATGCGGCTTGTTGAGTGTTATAGTGAGGGAAGATCTCCTCTGTTGGGATCTCTGATTTATTAAAGATATCTTTTACAATCGGAAGGATGTTTGCGCCAGCCTGTGCAAGCGCTGGGTTCTCCGAGACGTTTAGCCACCATGTGAGCAAGTTCTGCAATCTTACCATCTCATTTTGCTTGTTCTTCTGCATTGTTGAGTTCACGATGTACTGGAAGTCCCCCAGAATCATAAACTTTTCTAACTGTTTTTCTAGTTCTCTTGGGTTAGGACGGATATAAAACAGCATCGACAAAAATTGCTGCAATAGAATGACGTTCTTGCGTCCTATATCGCACACGCCAAAATCAAAATTCTCCAGTATGTCAGCCTCTAAAACATCAGATTGGCCGGCAATAATGTTAGCTGCTGTTGCGGTTTTATTGTTCAACCCGCCAGCGTTTGCCTGTCGAGAAAGATCTACCTTTGTGCTCATCCGCTGTAGCGATTCATTAACCGCGTTCACTGAGTACTCTAGAGATGATAGGTTGAGCTGCCCCGGCTGAAATGCCTGTATCAATTGACTAAGCGGAATATTCTTGCTATCGACAGGGATAAAGCCATTGTTGCGGAAACGGTTGTTTACATCCGACGTTTGTATGGCATCCTTCTGGAAAAAAACGTACTGCATCATAGATCGCATAGCATTGTCTAGCGTCATGCCGAGAGTAGTATTCAAATAATTTTCATGAGCAACAACATACTCAGAATCACTATTCCCCCACCAAAAATTGTGGCGCTTATCAAAATTGAGAACAGTATAAGAACGCATATCTTCATCGTAGTTATCAACCCCGAGCTTTATTATTGTACTACCGACCATCTCCACCCAATACAGCGTGGCGTCCTCTTCATTCCCCTTAATATTAATTGTTCCTTCATAGTGGAGCATATCAAGCCCCCACTGCTTATTATCAGTATCTCTATTGTGATTCTGCGTAGATACTCCGCGCTTTGCATCTGCGATAACTTTTAACAGATTCTCTTTTATATATGACTCATCTTCGAGTAGTCCATACAAATCAGAAATGTGCATCCGCTTATAGTGCCCTTGGAAGTCGCTCTCGTCGGGGCTTGCAATCTCTGGATTCTGGAAATAATCGCGCAGGCCTATTTGCTCGTTAAAACTATTCTCATGATGATCCTTAGTTTCCTTCCGTGCGTACGTTCCGAGTGCTGGGTTGTACACGGTTTTTAAATGGTATTTGCTTGATTGCTTCCAATAGGTAAAAACAACAGCACTGCCGAACTTGGCCGCGGTATCAATAGACGGCTTCAGGCATCTTTGCCGAAAAAACGTGTGCGACATATTGAGATTGAGAACAAGCTCGGCATTGCTGGCATTTTCAAAAGGGGTCGATCCGACAGGTGACATTGCGAATATTTCAGGTGCTCTGTAATTCGCAGATACTATTGCACGGCGCAACAAAACCCGCTCTTTGACGATAGGAAAAACCATGTGGCTCATCCACTCATTACGACGGAGAGCCGACGGTTTCAGGTCGTTGCTAGACTGCAACTCTTTCATGCGTTTGTCTAAAATCGTATAGCAATCACTGGTATAGTACGCCTCAGCACGAGTGCGGACGTAATCACCAATAGATTTCTCGCAATTCACAAAGTCTTTTATCAGGTCTCTCATTTTTTACTTTGCGCTGTTGAGTAAAATTCTCTGTGTCTTCTGGATAATAAGCCGAATGTAAGACCCAATCTTATTACCAGCCAAACCCTTCACCTCGATCTGTATAAGCTCTGCCCATGCCGGAATTATCGGTGTCCGAATGAGCGTCGCAAACTTAGAAACATTGAGAGTGTCGATAAGCCCATATGTTGATAAAGGCTGGTCTGTTGTCTGGTCGATCGTTTGATCTGCGGCGGCCTGGTAGATTTTATTCGTACCTTTAATATTGAACGTGTCAAGCGCCCACTCTTTCGACCATGCTGTATCTGGGTATAACTTGCCACTATTAGAAAGCTTTCCCCATGTTCTCAATCCAAGCCGGTATTTAATTGCAAAATTTATACTGTCACTTGCAAATCCAGCTGCAGAAGTATCGTCAGCAGACACAACTATCACCGCGTTTTGATACGCCGATATTGACATCACCTTACTATACTTGAGGGAATCGGATCTGAAATTAGATACGATAGTAGTATCATAAGGGCCGGTTGAATTTTCCCAATCGCAAAACGCCATCCCAGACAACACAAATATTATCGCCAGAAACTTATACATCAATCCTCCTCGGATTCTGTTTATAGAAGCTATACATTTTGTCGTACATATTGCTCTCTTGTTCTCCCTGCATAGCGGCCCTTACTGCTTTGCGCCGCTTATTCTTATTTTTGATCACCGGTCTTAGATATTCCATCCCGAAACGGTGCATTATTGCCGTTTCTGTGCTCATGCTAATGCGTATCCCATTTCTAGTTTGTTGTCTTCGAGCAAAAATGACGCTTCTTTTCTGTTCGCATTTGCCCTTAAATTTGCTGCTTTTGTGACTCCTGCTACAACTCCATAGCGCCACTCGTCAGCCTCATCGTCGCCATCCATCTTCGCGTATATCTCAGGGTTATTTTTGTCGACCAAAACTCCCTTTACACGCAATACAGATTCGCTATTATATCTGTCGAAATAGGTTAATAGCGGCTGCCCATCGGTAGGAGCAAGAGCGGCGCGCATCAAGTGACAGCCATCGATTTTTCTGTTATTGGCGGGTAAAAATGCAACGCTGCGGCTATGTTCTTTTGCCTCGAAAATGTCTGTGTATTCGTCAAGAATGGATCTGAAAAAACGGTCAGATAATTTCTCTTTTGTGGCTATTGATGGATCGAAATAAATCTCAGATGGGAACAGTCCTCTAGTGTATGGGAAGCTCTCTATCATGTCCCATATGGCCGCAGCATGTCCGCCAGCAGTTCCACCATTAGCAGAGTACGAAAACAGCCGGTGGAGGTGTGCCGAGCTGTCAACGTACCACAAACCAAAACTTGTATTATGTGTTATTCCGTGATCAAGAGAACCGAACAAACGAGATTGACAATCCCGCGGCAATTCAAATGGTTTTTCTATATTCAGATCGTTGAACTCACTAAAAAATTGACCTTCGAAAATGTCCCAGTTGCCATATAGATACGCCTGTTTTTCAGTTTCAGGCAGATTCTCAAGGCGCTTTACATATGCAGGGTCTTTTTCAACCAGAACACCATCATACACGGTGGCCGGGATGAACTGAACAATGTTCCCAGTTGAGTTATCTGTGTACGGATGTTTGCCAGATTCGGTTGGTACAATGTATCGGGATTTAACCCACTGGTGACCAATCCCGCCTGGATTCGCGGTTGCTCGAAACCTCACAGGGAAACCCTCTGCGGAGCGATTACAGGAGAGCAAGACTTGTATCGCCTCTTCTGTATGCTGCGTCAGTTCGTCAACGCCTATCCACGGGATAGAGCGCCCTTGATAGTTAAACGCATCGCGGGAGTTGCTGATATATCTAAACTTTATTACACTACCATTAAACATCCGCGCATCATGTCTAGTAGCATCATATTTGTAAAGGACTGCGGGAACGCGGCGGAGAAATTCTTGTATGAGATTTGCTTCGAGATCGTCGTAGGTTTGTCGGAATAAATACGGTGTTGAGCCAGGATAGTCGATTGCGTATTGCACCGCTTCCATTGTGAGCGCACACGACTTGCCGGGAGACTTCGCGCCACCGAAAAGGCATTCAGATGCCTTTGACGTATGAAAAGCGGCCTGCTTCGGGCGCGGCATGTAGTCTATCTCTTTTTCCTTGTCCACTATTCAGGCCTCGGAATGTGAGAGACTATGGTTATATTTCCGGTTACATCGTGTTTCTGAGTGGCTGGGTTTTCGTGCTCATACATCCGAAATTTTAGGTCGGCTATTTTTAGCGAGATATCAGAAATCAATTTAGATGCTTTAATGCGCACCCGATCATCACTAGAGGTATCACGGAGCATCTCAATATGCTTTTTATTCTGCTCAAGAGCAGCAACATCATAATCCATAGCCGTACAGGTTTGTGTAATAGCTCGGATCACTGCGTTATCTGTTGCTCTCTTAGACATAACCCCAATATCCCCAAGCTGACTTTATCAACATTTTGTAAACAACTTATTCACAAGTTATCCACATTCGTACAAATAATACACCATTTTTTGGTGTATGTCAAGAGCTTTTGTGTAAAAGTGCACGTGATCCAGGCTATCAGGAGCAGGGCAAGGGATATATTGACGCGTTAGAATACAGTAAGGCCTCAAGGAAAAGGGGCCGCCCGAGTGTCGGGGGTGTTACCCTTGACAAAATAACGGTCACGGAGGAGCTACAACAGGCTATCAAACACAGGGCCGACCAGTTGGGCGTTCCAGTGGTGGAGTGCCGCAGAATGGCGTATATCGCATTTTGCGAGCAACAAACGTAAAATAAAATGGCTTAACGTAAAGAACGTAAAAAAACTAATCTGCGCAAAGCCCTTAAAAGCATTGAGTTTCTAAGGGCTTTTTTATTTACCACCCTACATAAAATTGTTACGTTGCATGACCCCAACCGCTGATACTACACCTTCGCCCTTTCGTCAAAAAGCGCAATGTTGACGCAATGTCAGCGCAATTTGGGCGAATAATAAACATTTCTGTTGACAACCGCATTAAACTTTGTTAATTTGCTTATAAGATTTCGATTTACATTTGATCCAGCCGATCAAATAATTAAAAAATTATTGCCGGTAAACTAAAGCTCCAAAACTTTACCCCTGTGCTATTCGGCTGGATCACACAGGGGACCGGCTTTTTATTTCCATTTTGGGGGGGGCTTATGGGGTTTACAAAACTTGACGAGGGTATTTTGATGTCATCTATCATGGCTGAGGATTCGGATACCTTTAAAGTCTGGATTGCTCTATTAGCGTCTTGCCGCGAGGATGGTATTGCAAGAGTGTCTTCAATCGGTCTATGCAGTCATTGTTTTTTGCCTTTAGACATAGTAAAAAACTCTCTTAAAATATTATCCGATTATGATAGCGAAAGCCGTTCCACCAATGACGAAGGCCGTAGAATTAGACGGGTTGATGGTGGCTTCGAAATAATAAACTATCAAAAATACAGAGAGTTTACATACAAAGAGTCAGAGGCAAAAAGGAAATATTCAAGATATCATTCTCCGGAGAAATCCGGAGAAATCCAAGGATTACCGGAGGACTCTGCTTCTGCTTCTTCTTCTTCTTCTGTTTACACCGCTGAGTTTAATTCTTTTTGGAATACATACCCAAAGAAGGTGGGAAAGGGTGCTGCATCTAAGGCATGGTCAAAAATAAAATCCCCACTAAACACTTTAAATTCGATAAAATCAGCATTGGAGTGGCAAATAAAAAGCGACCAGTGGACAAAAGACCATGGACAATACATCCCGAACCCATCAACATACCTGAACCAATCAAGGTGGCTCGATGAGCCGACAGTTCAACCTAAACCAAAAAACTATATCCCATGAACGAAATTATAAAATCATATCTTGACGCTGGATTGTCAATCATACCGGTAAAATCGGACAAGAGACCGATGATACCCTCCTGGACGCATCACCAGGGTAGAATAGCTACATTTGCTGAGGCCGATCAGTGGGAGTTCCCGGTTGCGGCTATCGGTGGCAAAGTTTCCGGCGGGCTGGTATGTATTGACTTCGACAATAAGGGGTCAGAATTCCGGCCATGGGTTGAATTAGTTAAGAAAGAGAATAGCGGAATACTTTCTAGGGTGTGCTACCAACAAACACCATCGGGAGGGTTTCACATTTTTTTTAGGTCTCCGCTTGTGGTGCCAAATAAAAAGCTAGCACGACGAAAGGCTTTGCCTGGGGAACTCGATAAGGACGGGTCACAGGCAAAGGTGGTATGCCTAATCGAAACACGTGGTGAGGGTGGATACTTCTTAATAAGCCCCTCAAAGGGGTACAATTTAAAGCGCGGCGATATACTCAACATAGAGACAATAACCGAGGAAGAAACTGAAACCCTCCTCGGTTTCGCATCAATGCTAAATCAGGAGCTTATTGATGAGTACACCCCGCCACGGGAGATCAGAAATCAACAATCATTGCCTGGGTTGTCTCCGCTGGATGATTATGACTCTAAAAACACCCCGCTTGACGTGCTGCAGGCTCATGGCTGGACGATAACCGGACAAAGGGGTGAAACTACGCTTCTTTGCCGGCCAGGGAAGAAACGGGCTATTAGTGCTACGTGGAACAAAGTTCCAAACCGGCTTTATGTTTTCACAAGCTCAACCGAGTTTGACCAGGAGAAAGTTTATAAAGCGTCTGCGGTATACGCGATCCTTGAGCATGGAAAGGATTTTGTCGCAGCGGCGCGGTCTTTACGGTCGCAAGGGTACGGGGACCAGACTGCGCATCAATCATCCGATGACCCATCGCCAGCGGCCACGGTTGACGTTGATGACGTTTCCACTTCTCGAATCGTCAAAATGGGAGACTATAGAGATAAAATCCATGAGTTTTACACAAAGCCACGGGACGCTGGGTATTTTCTTGGCATAAAATCACTTGACGCTCTGATCCGCTTTGACAAAAAATATCTTAACGTAATTACAGGAGTTCCGTCTCACGGAAAGAGCGAGGTGCTCGATTTTATCATGACAAAACTTGTTGAGGTCCACAACTGGAACTTTGTGGTATTCAGCCCAGAAAATTACCCGCTAGAAATTTATTATAATAAACTGGCCCAGAAATTAGCTAATGGGAGTTTGTTTGGACAAGAAGCAAAGGTTATCGACGGGTTCATTGATGTTTTAGACGCGCATTTTGATTTTATTGATGCGACAGAAGAAGATTTGTCCATTGATTTGATTTTAAAGGGGTGCCTAGAAGTAAAAAGTCAACATCGGGTAGACTGCTTAGTTATTGATCCCTGGAACGAGATTGAAATGAACCGGCCAAAAGAAATGACCGAGAACGAATACATCGGTGTTCACCTCCGGAGGTTGCGGAAGTTCGCCAGGAAAAACGATTTGTGTATAATTGTTGTGGCTCACCCTACAAAATTACAGAAGATAAAAGACAAAGATATTTATCCTGTTTGTACTATGTACGATATCAACGGATCTTCAAACTGGTATAATAAAATTGACAATGGGATAACTGTGTATCGTGATTTTGAAAAGGACATAACATCGATACACGTCAAGAAAATTAAGTATAGAAACTATGGGAAAATAGGCGTTTCGGACTTCAAGTTCATCCATGAATCGGGGAACTTTGAAGAGCACACAGGATTTTAACAAGGGGGAAATAGTGAAAGTTAAGAAAGTATGTGAGACGATAATTATTGATGAGCCAGAAAAACCCAATTATTTCATAGAGGTTGAGGGGGTTACGTGGTATCTATGTACAAATATGCACACCGTAAAAATGAAGATGCAGGGCCACGACCATGCCAAAAGATTCGCCGACACAATGAACGATGCAATCAAAAGGTATTACGACAATAAAAATAAATGATAAATATTTTATTTTTATGTTGCATTGGAATAAAAATTGTGTTATATTATTAGAGTCGGCAACAGAGAGCGCCGATCGACTCCGACGAACCGAGATCTTAAATACAACGAAAGGGAAATTATGAAAAAGTCGATTACTGTTAAGCCTGATCCAGAAAAAACAGTACAAATTATTGTTAGTGTATCGTCTCGCGATATATTGCGGGAACTCAGCAAAAAAACCGGGATGAAATTGCGCCCGCTGACTGATCGGGTTATAAGTGCAGGGGTTAAAGCTCTGTCTGGGGTGGTAAAGTAATCTTCCCAACAACAGCAGTACGATCAAGGGGGATGGGATGTCGCTAATAGAGATAAAGAGATGGGACACTGGAGTGGTTATCTACTCGGGAGAGTTTGCGAGCGTCAGGGGTGCTGTGGATAGTGCAGTAAAATCACTGGCCGATTTATCACTGGTCAATTTATCACGGGCCAATTTATCAGGGGCCAATTTATCAGGGGCCAATTTATCACGGGCCAATTTATCATGGGCCGATTTATCAGGGGCCAATTTATCATGGGCCAATTTATCACGGGCCAATTTATCAGGGGCCAATTTATCACGGGCCAATTTATCAGGGGCCAATTTATCAGGGGCCAATTTATCAGGGGCCGATTTATCAGGGTCCGATTTATCATGGGCCAATTTATCAGGGGCCAATTTATCAGGGGCCAATTTATCACGGGCCAATAGCCTCGATCCTAAATACACTTTTTTGTCAATATCACCAGTAGGGTCAGAAAACGGTTGTCTATGGACGATGCGCGGAGAGGATGGAGTTTTGAAACTAAATCGTGGTTGTTTTTCCGGGACAATAAAAGAGTTTCTTGCCGCAGTAAACAAAAAACACTCAGGTACAAAATACGAGTCAGAGTATAAATCTGCGGTGCATTTTATTATGCAGAAACTTGGAGTTGACGAAAACGGAAATGCTATTGAGTCTACGAAATGAGCTACTCAATAGAATCTGGAAACTCTCGAAAGTGCGAATGTGGCAGGATCTACTACGATTCCGATGGTGGGTGTGATTGTGTAGATGAAGAACCAGCCGAGAACAACAGGGTAGACGAACAATTAGCCGACATGGAGGACGCGGAACGATATGAATAACTGGATTGATACGGTAGTAAAACATGTGAAAGGCGGTCGGGCTGATTTGCTTTTTAAAATGGGATTCTCGAATATCTCTTTGGATAATTACGGATATGGAACCCTAGTAATCTGGAGAGAATTATTAGGGATGTCCGATGAAGAAGTTTTTAGGTTTTTTGGAGATGATCCAAGACCATGCACATCAGTACCGTGCTATGTTTTCCAGTACGAAAGTATAACAATAAATATTCTAAGTCACAAAAAACTTGAACGTACCAATTTAGAGGTGAAAAATGCAGCCTAACGCAATCGACCACCGCAGGCGTACTACAGTGCGACGCATGTTCAAATTACTCCGCAAGTACCGAAGCCGCGTAACAAATTGCCCAGAGTGCGGCCTGAAAATCATCGACTGTCATTGTACTAACTGTCAACAGAGGGGAGTTTAATTATGTCACTATCACTTTACGCAATCAACGATGAGTATACCGCAGCCGTCCAGTTGGCGCTTGAGTACGCATCAGAGAATGATGGAGTGCTGCCGGAGTTTTGGGAAGCCGAACTTGACAAGTTGGCCGGAACGATGGATGAAAAGCGGATCAGTTGCGCTCATGTGTACAAAAACTTCTGTGCCGAGGCTGAAGCTATCAAAGCAGAAGAGAAAAAACTTGCTGCACGCCGTAAGACAGCCGAGGCAGCAGCGGAGCGTATCAAGGCGTACATTACAGCATACACACCGGCAGGAATGAAAATAGAAGCTCCAACGGTGTCTATAGGGTGGAGAAAATCAAGTGAATGCATCGTTGACAATGTTAATCAGTTGCCAGCAGAGTACAAAGAGCAGATTACCGAGTGGAAAATTGACAAGATGGGTATCAAGGCTGCAGCAAAGGGTGGCACGGTGATACCTGGGGCGAGGATCGAGAATCACCAGAACATACAGATCAAATAGCAATAAAAATTGCTTGACAAGTAAAAAATACCAATCAATCAAAATTTACAAGGGGGATCACTATGGCGTTGATCGTATCAGAGGACTCATCAAGCAAGAATTATGAACCACTTCCGTTAGGGCCACAGCAAGCGGTGTGTGCGTTTGTAGAGGACATTGGAACGCATGAGGGATCGTATCAGGGGAAGCCAATAATGCGCCGTCAAATAGTTGTATGCTGGGAACTTGCCGAGAAAATGACCAAACTGGATAACATCGGTAAGCCTTTTATGTGCTCAAAGTTTTATACGATGAGTCTGAACGAAAAATCCACGTTGCGGCACGATTTGAACGCGTGGCGCGGGAAAGATATGAGCGAGGATGAACTGAAAGGTTTTGATCTCAAAACTCTTATTGGTGTTAACTGTATGTTAAACGTCGTTGAGTATACAAAACAAGACGGTAAACAGTCGCAAAAAATCGGGTCGATTATGCCGCCGATGAAAAACATGATAAAAATAGAACCTGTGAATACAATAGCCCCAGAGTGGATATCAAAGAAACGATCAGAATCGGTTGAGGCCCGCGAAGCACCTGCTACCCCACACAACGCAACCGCAAACGGAGACGATCTCCCTTTTTGATCTAATTACCACAACGCGCCCGCTGTAATGGCGGGCTTTTATTTAATTTTTTCACTTTACATACGAGATTGACAGAATGAATTACACGCTAAGACAAGTTAAACAATTTTTATCAAAGGATACATATGATCAGCTACTTAGCAAGCGGGCGCGTTGTAGCGATGCAGATAACACTTCCGATCCCGCTGCCGACGTGGAACCGAATTCTTGCCGTGGACAAATGGAAACAAAAGAAAATACGAGATTTTATTCACCTGTTTATATCTCTATCCATTCAGTACGGGGAAAATTGGCCGACCCTGACGGTATTTCAGGGAAAGCAGCGATTGACGGCCTCGTTAAAAGCGGAGTACTTGCGGACGATTCGAGTAAGTTCGTCAAAGAAGTCAGATTTACACAGGATAAATGCCACAAAGGCGAGGAAGAGCGCACCGTTATCACAATAGAGGTAATACGATGATCACAATTTTCTTACGTTCGCTAATTTATCACTGGAAAACTGTAGCTGTTGCATCGGCTTTGGGGGGGGCGTTCGTTTTCGCGTACTCGCCGATACTGGAGGCTCTTTTCATCCGTCACAAATCTCCGCCATGTGGCAAGTGCAAGCTGAGCGGTACATATGGGCCTATGTGTCAAGAGGTGCGTAACAATAGCACCGATGGAAGGTGTCCGCGATTTCAGAGGGTGATATAACCGACACATACGCGCTATTGACAAGCGGAAATGCTGAGATGCTGAAGAGCGGGAAGAAAACGCAGGAGCAGTACGAGATCGACCAGTACGAGATTGACGCAATTTTCGGCAAAAATTACAGATGGGAAAAATGGAAAATGCATTCTGCAAAACTGGCAAAGTCCGAACGGTTACAGCGAGTTAAGCGACTGTTAGAAGATATGAAGCCCCACACTACGCGGGAGATTGTACAGGCGGCGAATGTGTGCGCTGTCAATAGCATCATTTCGGAATTACGGCTGAACGGTGTGAATGTCGATTGTCGTGCAAGGTCTGGTGAGCGCGGCGTTTACGAATATCAGATGGTTGCAGCATAATGACCACCCACGACTTACAGCAACCACATTCAGTCGTGCAGATGTCAAACTTGTCAGTACTCGATGGAATACCGCGCTGTCATTGCGGGCACATCCTGAGAGATCCGGAGAGCGTCAAAAGGGGTATGGGGCCGACCTGCTGGAAGAAGGAACAGTATTATAGGGTGCGGAAAATATTTGTCGAATACGGGCTTGACGTTGAGCTTAACTACATTGACATAAAAGAATTTACAAACGATTTGCGCGAGGTGTTTACAAAATGAACGAGCAGAAACAAATAGAGCTGTTGCGTTCCCTTTGTGATGAATACGGATTAACGATGACATACAACATAAATGGACACGTTCAAATTAAGAGCTGTCGTTTAATTGTCAACTACTATCCGTTTTCAAAAGACAAAACAGCATATGTTGCAGGTACAAAAAAAGGAATTACAGGCTGTTCGAATTTACAGGTGATTAAAATGGCATTAACACAGCCGAAAATAATAGATGCGAAGGTTAAAAGAGCTAACCCAAACAGATATAAACGGGAAAAAATGCGTCTAATAAAAAAGAACCCCAATTGCCATTGGTGCGATATACTACTGACAATTGAAACTGCAACTATCGAGCATATAATACCCCTTAAAAGAGGCGGGCTTGATAACGCAAACAACATAACCATAGCCTGCAAAACGTGCAACCAAAGCCGTGGGCATGATATGCCAGAACTAAAACAGGGGGTGTTTACAAAGTGAGTAAAACAAAAACTGTAGAGCCTAAGGTTCCTCTGGACGTTGTATTGGAACAGTGTAAAAAAGAGCTGCAATACTACCCCGAGAATTCAGCGCACAGGATAAAGATTCTTGATCAAATTGACATATACGAGAAGCGATTGCGGGGAGAGAAATAATTATGCCATGCGATTATAAAGAATATCCAGAAAATTGGAAGTGGCTAACGTCGCAGCTCAAAAAGGGTGCTGGTAATAAGTGTGAACTTTGCCATGCTGAAAATGGTCAACCGCACTGGTTGACAAATAGCAAGGTAGTGCTAACCGTGCATCATATAGATAGCGATAAGAGCAATAACACAAAACAAAATCTTATTGTACTTTGTCAACGATGTCATTTAAGATTAGATCTTGCAAAACATATGAAAAAAAGAGCTGATAGCAGGCGTAAGAGTAGGGAAAAAAATCAGGCAAATATGGAGATATGTGAGAAATGAAAATAGTGAAACCGAGCTTTGAAATACTGAATAATCCCAGCGGATACCATATCCTAAGATTGATCGAAATGTCAGGGCGAGTATGCTACAAGAGCGAGAGCAAGATAACCACCAAATCAGCGGCCCCGTTTGTCAAGGGACTGATTGATAGAGGCCACGAAGCGATGTTAGAGCATCAATCTGTTTCTGTTTTGATTGTGTGTGATCGTGGAATCAGCCATGAGCTAGTAAGGCACCGGTTAGCTAGTTACGCAATGGAATCACAGCGATATGTAAACTACGGGAAAGGTGCAGGGGTCACGTTTATAGAGCCGTGCTATTGGGAAAAAAGGTCGATCGAGTATACAGCATGGGCTAGGCTATGTACATTGGCAGAGGCAGCATATAACGACCTGCTAACATTTGGGGCCACGCCACAACAAGCGCGTGCTGTGTTGCCAAATTCAACGAAAACGGAGATTGTAATGACCGCAAATTTGAGAGAGTGGCGGCACTTTTTTAAGTTGAGAGCGCTCGGAATCACCGGCAAACCGCACCCGCAAATGTTAGAAATAACGGGGCCTATGTTGGAAGAATTTAAGCGCCTGATACCTGTAATATTCGACGATTTGGAGGTGAAATAATGGCTAAGTGGGAATGTAAAACAGGCTGTCTGTCGGGTGCAGATCCGTGTATTCTAATCGAAAATGATGATACGAACAAGCCGCAGTTCTGCCCATATGATATGGGGTACAAAGTAAAGTGGGGATTATGCCCAGAGGAACAAAATACGAATGAATTCTATAGAGACGCTATTTATAGTATTGCTCAAATCACAGGGGTTTTATATGACAAAGTTTTTCCAGATAATAAAATGACGTCGAAAAAGCTTCAAGAGTCAATCGAAATGATGCAGAAAGAAAATAGCAAAGGATGTTAGATAACAAAATAAAAACCCCCCGTAATTATATGGCTGTCATGTGCTAGTGGTAGTGCATTTTACTGCGATAATGCCACGCGGACGGGGGATATTTTTTACTTTACTGGGGGGGGGCATACGATGATACACATCGAGATTGAGAACCACAATACAGGAGTAAGGGGCATTTGTACCGCCAACGGATGGACTGAGGCCTCATCAATTTTGAAACGTCACGGATTTACCCCACTGTTTAAACTTAGCCCGTGTACGCTATGGGGTAAGACCAATAAGGACGGGCACGAAATAAGCGCAATGGAAACTGACTTGCCAAGATATAAGGGAATTGACGATGCCCTAAACTATGCAGAAAGTCAAGGTACAATATGACAAACGATAAACTGCGCCCGTGCCACTGCGGCGGTGAAGTGCGAGTTGTCGAGCCGGACTCCGAGGAATCGTTCGAGCGAATTATCTTTTGCTATGATTGCACGGGTATCTGGAATATTGCAATTAAGGTGACTCGCGAAGAGTTAATAGCAGCGTGGAATGGAAGGTGGAAACCGGAATGATACACGTAAATGACAAGTGGGGATTTGTCGCAGCCCACAACGCAGCGGCAAAAGCAAGGGCGCGGGAGGACGCTCGCAAGGTAGCAGAACTACAGCGGATACGTGAAGATAGACAAATACATAGGGAGCTTGAAGCAGAGCGTAGACTACAGCAGAAAGAGCGAAGAGAACGAGTAAAAAATAGCATGCGGTATCGAGTAGCAAGGGTATTACGAGGCATTGACAGAAGCAGATAAACAAAAATAAACTCCCCCGCAGAATCACGCTCTGGAAATATCGGTATCGCAGCCGAAGCAATCCGTGAGATGAGCGCACTGGCGGGGGTTAAAATTCAATCACACTTTACAGGAGGCAGTATGGGTTTAGATTCGGAAAAGTTGATGGTTAATGGCGTTGAGTATGTGCGTGCTGATTCGGTTAAAAATTCACACTCCGAAAAACTTGACGGAATGGAGTTTGTTATTGTCCGCACTTATTCCGCAGGCGTGTTCGCAGGGTATCTCAAGGATCGCAATGGCAAAGAGGTTAATCTTGTCAACGCCCGTAGATTGTGGTATTGGGATGGTGCTGCATCACTCAGTCAACTTGCACAAGATGGCGTTTCAAAACCTGGTAATTGCAAGTTCCCCGCATCGGTTGATAAGATTTTGTTGACCGAGGCAATCGAGATTTTAACTGTTTCAGAGAAGGCCAAAAAATCAATTGACGGGGTGAAAGTATGGGCGCAGTAACTAAAGGCTCTGGCGATGGATCTGGCTATGGATCTGGCTATGGATCTGGCTATGGATCTGGCTATGGCTCTGGCTATGGCTCTGGCTATGGATCTGGCGATGGATCTGGCGATGGCTATGGCTATGGCGATGGCTATGGCGATGGCTCTGGCGATGGCTCTGGCTCTGGCTCTGGCTATGGCTCTGGCTCTGGCTCTGGCTCTGGCTCTGGCTATGGCTCTGGCTATGGCTCTGGCTCTGGCTCTGGCTATGGCTCTGGCTATGGCTATGGCTCTGGCTCTGGCTCTGGCTCTGGCTCTGGCTCTGGCGATGGCTCTGGCGATGGCTCTGGCTCTGGCTCTGGCGATAGCGATGGCTATGGCTGAAAACAAAGCGCCTTTACTGGAGCATTTACACTTAACGACGCGGAGAAGGGTGGGGAGTGATGGATTACTATTCTATCCAAGTAAGAAATGCAGATGAGGAGAACTTTCAAGAGATAGCGGTCATGCATCATGTTGATGAATCGTTCCTTGATGAGTTGTGCCAATTCATAGGAGAGGAACGAGACGTATTTGTTAAATGGGAGATTCTTAGACAAGCCCGAGGAGGTGGGGAATGAGTGATTTGAAACCGTGCCCGTTTTGTGGGGGATTACCTAAAATTAGCAAACATTACAAAGAAGAAATGTACACGCTTCTTCATCGGTGCCAAATTGCAGGAATAATTTCATTTGATTGGGGGAATAAGGAGAGGCACGAAAAGGCGTGGAATACACGATTTGTTGACAAACCTCAACCCGCTCCTGTGGAGGGGTGATTATGAACGGATACGATAGAGAAGAAATGATACTGGAAGAGATGTTGAGCGCCGGGGAGATTTCTCAAAGCGAATACAATAAAGAAATGCGTGATTTGCAGAGAGCGTACTTAGATGAAGCCGAGACATCTGCAAGGGACGCTTACGAAAACGAGCTTAACAGGTAGTAAAATGGAGGGGTGATAAGATGAGAATGCAAAACTGTCGTCATTTTACAGGAATAATGGCAAAGAAATGTGCTGTAGGAGTTACTTATGTAGCTCCATTAACGTCTTGCATTGGCAAGCAGGGGTATTGTGAAAAGTTTTCTCCTTATACTCAGCAAGAAATAGAGGAGGATAAAAAAATAACCGATCACGAAATAGACTGTTTAAAACGCAATGTTTCGTCGTGTTGTGAAGCGTCAATTGACACAAGTCAAGTAATTAAAAATGGCAGTCATAAGGGGCATGGTCCGAGATTTTGTTCTAAATGCCATAAATGTGTATTCATGGTTTAAGGAGCGTGAGCCAAAATGACAAAGTGCAGAAACAGTGATTGTTGGTATAGTGTTAAGTCGGGCGATTGCTGTTGTAATCCCCACCTGCGGGGTGGAATAGGAGATTGCGAGGTATTGGAGAGCTATAACAGAAAGCATCCCGTCGGCACAATCATCGTCAAGCGGCATTGTGGGAATTGCAGGAACCTGTTATGCGGTAACACTAAATCAAAAAACAAAATGGCTATCATAAATGCTGTTTGCTGGACACCGAAAAAGAAACCTGTGCAGAGGGGGAAGAAATGACTGATGGGAAGTTAAAAGAGGATCTTAGTGAGGCCTTGAAGGCATTATCGCTTGCTTATAAGGCTATGAACTATCTGGGCGACATACTTAATGAATGTGATATGGCAATGCCCGAAGACGTGGACGAGACTGCCGAGTCATTTGATATTGTTAGGTCTGTTCTAGAAAAACACGAAATAATACAAACGGAGGTTTAAAAATGAAACTAAAAGGATAGAAGAAACAAAATGACACCCAAAAACAGAGGGGGAAGGCGTGATTACATGGCCGCAAGCCGTCGTTATCGTAATAGTGATAATCGGATTCTGTTTTTGTGCATGGTGCAATACAAAATGACCGCCGCATCGATCGAGGGGAGAGTATGAGAGATGGACAGCCAAGAAAATAAAGACGAGTTTTTAAAAGAGCTTCGGGCGGTACTTAGTAAATTCGATGTTCAGCTTGAAGTTGAGCAACCATTTACGAGGCCGAATTACAAGCCCGAATCCACTATCGTCGCTGTGTTTGATCGTTGCTATCCCGACATTGATTTAGGAACGGTATTCACAGCCGAGAGTGAACGATGACCGACACGATCGAGAGGAGAGTATGAAGGTACTGGTAGCGTGTGAATGCTCCGGTCGCGTGCGAGATGCTTTTATCGCTCTTGGACACGACGCTATGAGTTGCGACTTGCATCCAACAGAAACGCCAGGGCCACACTATCAAGGCAGCGTTTGGGATGTAATCGATGCTTGCTGGGATCTGATGATAGCACACCAGCCATGCACTCATCTGTGCGTAAGCGGTGCAAGACATTTTGAAGCCAAAAAACTTGACGGACGCCAAGCGGTGGGGGCTTCGTTTTTTATGAGACTTGCTAAATGCGACATACCGAAAATAGCCATTGAGAATCCTGTTGGCATTATGTCGAGCCTGTACCGTAAGCCTGATCAGATCATACAGCCGTGGCAATTCGGGGACGAAGCTCAAAAGACAACTTGTTTGTGGCTTAAAGGACTTGCGAAATTGGTCCCGTCTGTCATTGTAGGGAAAGGTGAATTTTACGTTTCACCACAAGGGTGCAAAATGCCATCGTGGTACGGTGATGCTGTTGGATCGGACGGCAAAAAGCTTGCCTACGGGTCAGACGAAATAAAAAAACTAAGAAGCAAAACTTTCCCTGGAATTGCGCGAGCAATGGCAGACAATTGGGGAGGAAATGGAATGTTCTCAGTTGACAAAACAATAGAAGCTGTACCGATGGAGCTTGCCCTATGACCGACACGATCGAGATGTCGAGGACGACCTACTTCGAGACCGACAACGACACGCACCACGGGTAGGATAAGAAGGTCCCGCCCATATTGCGCTTGCCGGGTATACTGGTAGAGGCGGGGCGGGAATATATCATATTTGATATAATTTATATGGCATTTTGTATAATCTCAGAACCCGAAGCGGAACCCGCCGAAAAAACCAGACCACCCCAACGACTTACTCTTCTTTTTGGTAGGCGTTACATTGTAAACTATCCCGACACCTACATTATCGCTCGCCGAGTGTGATTTATCGCCAGCCGTCCACGTGGATGGGTCATACCCCAAGCTCGCATAAGTTCCGGATCCCGCTGTGAGTAGGGAGGATGAGGTTGTGGCGTAGCCGTTGGGTATCAAAAACCCGCTGGAAATGGTGAGCTGACTGGAGATGTTACCGAGTACTGGGTCTACCGTTTTTTCTGTCCCGGTCAAAGCCTCAAAAGCATTCGAGCCATTGTTATAGTAGTCGTTGCTTGTATGCGTTACCGAATACGGCCCTGTTCGATCCAGGCCGGTGCCCCCGTTGCCGGTGAAAACCGAGTTGACAACTGAGCCTGATGCTAAATAAAAAGTTGCCCCGATTCCGGAAGACGCAGTGTTCCATAAAACGCAATTTCGGATGGTTCCTACGATGCTGTTATTGGCAGAGTAAAAAAGGATTATACCGTATGTTTTCACCGAGCATTTGGCCACCATATTTTCTACTAGACACGGGACGCTTCCGCTGTCGGGGGTCTGGTGATAGATTCCAAAAAGAGCGGTTCCTGAAAAACTGAGATTGACATTTTTTATCGAGGAGCTGTTTACAACAAATGCCCCGACCGGGTATGTGATAGAAGAGTTATTAATAGAGTTAGTAGAATCGATTGATAGTCCATCTATAATAAATGATTTTAGATACGCAGGGGTATTTGTAAAACGGCCTATGAAGCAAGACCCCACCGTAGCTCCCGCTCCGATTGTGCAGTATTTGAGTACACAATTTTTTATGGTAAAAGACGATCCACGGCTGTCAGCATTCCATCCAAATACCGCCAAATTTGTCGCGTTGCAATACCATGCCTCGATATACTCTAGATCAATGGATGTGGTTGTCGCGCCTGCCATCCAGATATAAGGGATTGTCTGGTCAGCAGCAGACGGCGAACCTGTGCTACCCGGTATAATTGACCCATGCAAGTCGTCGTTTGACGACGTAAAAATTACCTTTCGCTTAGGGGTGCTATTTATCACACGTATAGTTCCGGCTCCATATGTGTATAGGCCACAGCCCCCGGTCGTCTTTATAACAATAGAGCCTGCAGCACAATCGAATGTTAAATTCCCCGTTGTGATCTGTAAATTATTTGTTACTGTATATGTACCAGCAACACAAGTATAATTACTCGCCAGAGTACCCTCGATCCCTGGTGTCAAAACGTAAGGAGCAGGTACAACCGCCGCCGCAATGCACTGTGCCCCGCCTTGATATCCGGTGATATTGGGGTGATGTAAATCTCCGCTATATTTTGTAGCGTCGGGGGTGCGGCATGTTCCGCTTTGTAGGAAATAATTGTATAGCCCCACGCTCATTTTCCACCCGTTTGTATTGCATAGATTCGCCAGCGCTTGATTGAACGCTATGATGTTATACTGGATTGTCGATGTGCTTCCAGTTCCGCCGTACGGTATTATCTCATCGATTATGAGGTCAGAACCAGCTGCTTTGATCGCGTTTCCGATCGATGTCATGTTGGCGATGAATGTCGCTTGAGCAACCGAGTTGTAAATGTCATTTATTCCTACGTGAATAACTGTGCAAGCCGGAGTGTGAGCAGTCAGGGCAGCCGCAAGCCGCGCCAGAACCTGAGCCGAGGTATTACCGCCGATCCCTGAATTATAATAGGTCTCCCCGATCCCCCGGAGAGATACAACCGTAGGCCAGAACTGAGAAGCAGTATTACCCGATGGTCCACCCTGCCCGCTATCGTCGGGGCCGATGTAACCAGGATTTCCGGAACAAATTGAATCACCTATCGCAAGTAAAAGACCCATCAGTAACTCCCAAGGTTTTTGGTATTTATCATCTAAACGCCCCGCCAAAAGCACCACCACGGCGGCCGCCAGTAGAGGGCGGACACGTTGGGCAATTGGGGCATAGCGAATCGTTGGGCGGTAGGGCACCAGCTGTGAAACATCCTATGTTTTTATGAGCAGTTCCAGCCGGGAGGTACCAATCGAAATCATATGGAGCGCGGCGAAGAACGGCTGTATTTTTAAGGGTGTGGGTGTACATTTCTCGCTGTGTGAGCTGGCACCCGATAAGTGTATCCCCGTTTTGAACCTCTAAGGGGTCGGTAAAAAACCACACCTCATCACGCCACGTAGTGGCAGATATCAAGCCAGCTAATAATAACAGCGCTATTAATATTTTGTTCACTTGCACTCCAATGTGATTATTTCCACAATTTATCGTCTAAAACAATTAGTATACTAAGCACCGCAAACATCACAGATCCACCCGTCCATACTGCGTATTTGGCGGGGAATTGTTAGTAAGTAGTCAAGACTTTTGTATTATCCTGGCTCACCGTGATCTGTCTATCCAAAAACACCACGCCATTAGACTTGCCAACGATATGCACAGTAGCCCTTTCCACCTTCTCATTTTCCTGCATCCATCTGCAATAGTCTTCCGTCAAGGTCTCTTCCTGCACGGTCAGCGATGCGAATTGACAGAGAGAAAAGACTCTTTTTATTTTTGATTTCATGCGGCATGTTTCGGTAAATGCGTAGCTATGAAATACACGCCAAACATGATTATTTCAAGTATGAAACTTGCCATACCAGCTATTACCCAACCAATAAGCCTATCATGTGCTTTCCAAAGAGCGTCATTGCTTTTAATTAGGTTTGCAACGTTTGCACACATTCCACTATGCTCCCCACAAGGTAGGTTCACGGTGCTTTCTCCTCCACAGGAACGGGTGCCCCGCTGCAAGTTGTTTCGACTGGAGCAACATCTTTTTTTATCGCTTCGATAATATCCTCTAAAATATCAAGTGACTTTACAAACGCAACCGCACCAAACTTTTTGACGGCACGCTTTGCCACCATGTCAATAAGCCAGTCCTCGATTATGCGGACATATGCTATCTTGGCGACAGACGCACCGAACACCGATGCCACGGCTACAACTGCATCATGGATATTTATGCTATGCAACATTCAGACACTCCCGCAACGAGTTGATTAGTTTCAGTGTAGTATTTCTGCTGGTCAAATGGGCTAGTTTTCTCGTCCCATTCTTTCGGGTACGAAACTGGGAAATTGGTGTTCTCACGGTTTACTCCCTTTATCATTTCTCTTGACAGATCAGAGCATATCCATTTTGTTGACGAATCGTAAACGGGGAGTTTTAAAAACTTGACAAGTTCCAGAGTATCATACCCGATTCCGAGCGCGTGGGCTGTCCACAGGAACCTGTTTGCAGCGTCGCGGTATCTCCACGGAGCCCCGGTATGACCGAACGGGTCGGCAACGAACACGATATGATTTCCATTCTTCCCGCCGTCATAGTCCTTCAGGTCAACGCGGCGAATTTTCAACTTGTTGTTATCGTCTTCGGTTAGCTGCGGCCCCCGATCGTCCTTGTGTCGTGGACCCATTTCCATACCGTATTTAAGTCCGTACGATTCGCAGACGCAAAGGACGTGTTCAGCTACCATTCCATCGAAAGCATGTTGAGGACCGTCCTCGATAGTGCGGATAAGTGCCCCGGCAAATTCTCGTACACATGTGGTTCCGATGATCATGCCGGGGGCTAATTTGCTATAATCAAGCATCACTGCCCCCTAAATGGGTCGAGTGCAAACTGGAAATTTGCTGTCCAGTAAAGCGGAGTGTCCTGATAATACCCGAATACAGTATCGACGCAAGCCTTTTGCTGCGCGGCGATCTCTGTGCTAACCGTCGTAGCGTCCCCATGGCGGGCACCGGCGAGTATTACCATGCCATTAGCCCACCGGAAAAGAACGCTCATCACGTGGGTGATCTGCGCGGGCGAGGGGCCGTAGAAAAACAGCGTGCCGATCGGAGCTTGCCCCGGCTGCACCTTATTTGCCCCGAACTTCGCCACAAGGTCGGCCGCGCATAACTTCGACACGATATTCGCGCCGGCAGCATTGAGGCACCGGCAGACTAGGCCCGAGCAGTCGAAAGAGTCCGGACCCATGAAGCCCCAGTGGTACGGCTTGCCTATGTGGCGCTGGAGTTCGGCAACGTAGGTGTTTCTATCCATCATTTTCCCGCCTTTTTCTGATTGGCTTTATATGCTGCGTATCCAGTTACCCCACCAACACCGGCCGCCGACATCCCCGCGAGCATGGGGAGTGCACCTGAACCGCGAATGTCATTTGTTGCTTTAGAGAATGCACCGCTGTTGCCTATGGCTGATTTTATTTGATTGGGAGAGAAAACTATTACATTGTCACCGTCGTATTCGTCCCCCACTTTTCTCCTAATTATTACACCGTCGTAAGGGTTCTCTGTTTTCCTCGAATCAACAACTTTCTTAATTATGTCGTATCTATCTTGGCCGGATAAGATCCCCTAAACTACTTACCGCACCAGTGACTTTATCAACGGAAGGGAGCGTGATTCTTGAAGCTATTTTGGGCGATCCAAATGCAAGCCCTGCGCCCTTGCTTAACATGCTTCTTCCGGTTGTCCATCTTGGAAGCCAAGACCCTTGTCCCTCGTTCCCCATCTGTTCGGCTAATTGTGCTGTTTTGGCTTGGTCTAAATAGTCCCCACCGAAAACATCTTGGAAGTTCTGCAACCATTCCCTTTTTTGGTCTTTCCCAAGGTTGTTTATATTTCTTATAAAAGATTCTGCTCTGTCGTCTCTAGTGTCAACGCTCTTTCCAAGGATTCTCTTCATATTGTCGAGAGCATCCATCTTCTTCGCAACATCCTGCATGGTCGCTTCGTAGTCGGTACCTTTTGCGTTTTCGATAAGAGAGTTTTTGATCTGATACCGAACGTCCTTGAGAGCGTTCACATACTTACCACTCTCTTTTCCCCAAGAATCATTTATTATGTCGTCAAGCTCTTTTCTAAAGTCAAATAGGTCTTGAGCCGGAACAGCTCCACCGTTATTATATTGACTGGCGAAATCTTGCAAATCGCTTATTTTACCGTTAATCTTGTCGGATACGGCTTTCATTTCACTTGTCTTAGCGCTTGGCAAAGCCTCGGTAAGCTTATCTATAAACGGCTGTACATTTATATCTGGAACATTCTGAAGTGCTGTCTTTATTTGGTCGGAATTTGGCACCTTGTCCCACGCATTATTAATTGCATCAGAAAGGTTTGTGCCTATCTCCGATTGCGTCCCATACGCTTCTTTTAACTCCTGTCTTCCCTCTTTTGTCCCAGCCTTGCGAAGGGCGGCTTCACTAACACCCGATGTTTCTTGTGAATATTTACCAGCAAAATCATTAACATTCTTTGCCGCACCAGTTAAGGCGTCAGCAATTCCGCTCCTGGCGCTATTGACCACTTCCGGCAAAGCGTCAGCCGTAATTTCCTTAACGACCTTCGCGCCTCCTCCAATAGGGAGAGCAGATGCCACGTCGAATGCAGACCCAAACCGGTTACCAACTTCGGGGTGATCGCGCATATATGCCCCTGCGTCAACAATAAAACCGGCTGGTGCTTCTTCTTCAACTGGAAGTTTTGACAAAACAGAATCATTTTTCACAGCTTCAGACAATGTTGCGGGCTCACTACCATACGACAATCCCTCGCCTAATCCACCGATTATTGCCTTTGATACAGGATTAGAAACAACTGGAGAAACGATATCTCCAAGGCCACGAACAATGCCGCTTCCAGCATGGAGCATCGACCATAAACCGCCAGCAACGCCGGATTCTTTACCCTGTGCGTTTAGCTCTCCCTCACGGTCAATCTTGGCGCCAGTATCGGCCATTGTTTTCTTTAACTTCGCGCCAACGTCATACCACGCTGGCTCATTGCTTGCCGGTTGCGCTGCGGGCTGCGCTGTTTCGATATTCGAAGTCTCGTTCATCAGAGCTGCGTATTTGCTGGGTGCTTGCTCCTGCACTTCTGAATCTAATGCGTCATATTTTCCCATTAGTACCCCAGAACAATGTGAGCTTTTTTCTTTATTGAATCGGGCGCATTTGGGTCGCTTAATGCGGCCTTAGCCTGTGATACTGCGTCTGCAGAATATTGCTTTGTTGTGCCCTGTTGAACTTGTGGAGCTGGTTGCGCATTGTATGCAGGTGTCTCTGTTGCCTCTGAAAACGATATCCCCCTTGCAAGATTTCTTATTCTGTTTGCTCTCTCTGCCTCAAGGCTTGTTGGCATGTCAAGATGACTTTTCATATATCCATCGTGTAATCGGTCGGCCTGTTGCCCCATGTGCATTGACATCTCTTGCAGCGAGTTCATAATATCTGGAGTTGTTGCCGGGGCTTGTTTTCCTGTGAAGTATGTGTACACCTTTCCAAGTTGCCCATTGGTCGTTTTTTGCATCGCTTCGTCCAAAACGATTTGAGTCGGGGAAGATCCGGTTCTGGCTTTGTATATCTGCCCCAAAACGTCAACATAATCAATCGGGTTTAATTGCGTCCCAGACTTTTTGATCTGATCGATTCTATTATATGCAGAGATTGCGGCATCCCGCTGGATCTCTGTATTAGCAAGCGCCCTATCACCCCGAATGCTTATGATATTCGCCCTCGCCTGCTGTTCCAAAGCGTCTTGGTGTTGGTCGTTTTTTACACCTAGCGAGATGCTTTTTGCGTCTCGCCTTGCCTTGTCAGCATCCTCGTGCGCCTGCTGAGATGCGGCTATTTTCTGGTTTAATTCTTTGTCTCTAAAAGCATAGTCTTTTTGCTTTGCGGCGGCATCGGCTTCACTCTGCTGGTTCCCTTGCGCGTCCTCAATCGCCGCATCAACACCGTCACCACTCCCCTTGTATTTCATCAGATTATCAATGGTATATTGGTCTGGATCTGCCTTGATCTTCGCAAGCTCTCCGAGATACCCCGGGTTATACGGCCTGAACCCGTTATCCGTTCCCGGCGGCGTAACAGTCTGTTGTGCTGCTGGAGGTGGTAGCGCATCGGTAGGAGCATGCGCATTATCTGCAGGCAAGCCTTGTCCGACTGGCGGGAGCGTATCAGGTGAGGCGACCGGAACACCCGCCTTTTGTGCGTCAAGCAGCGACTGAACAAAGGGCGTCTTACCCGCGTCGAGAGTAGGCACGCTGTAAGGCTGCGCCGTTCCGTCAAGCATTGGGGATACTGTGGCGGCATTTGTTTTGTCCTGTACGAGCGTTGCGAGTGTATCAAGCCCGCCATGGGTTTGCTGCGCTTCTTGTCGCTTTTCGGCGATGTCAAGATCGTCCTTTTGATTCTTCTTTTCTGCTGCTAGTTGTGTAAGAGCGTCCATAGCGGCTTGGCGCTGTGCAAGAGCTTTCTTCTGATTCTCAGAATCAATCGCTGCTGTTACGTCGGAAACAGCCCCCGGCAACCGCTGCCCTAAAGTTGTAAAAACATCCCCCCAAGCTGAATTCATTACGCCCCCCTAACAAGTGCGGAAAGACCATTGCGCCAAACTTGCGTACGTGCGTTTTTCTCCGCGTCCCCCGATAATCCAGCAAGTTCATTTACTCCCGCCAGCGCGCTATTCTGCTGCTGCATTTGTAAATTCTGAGCATCGAGTCGCGCCTGTCTGGCCTGTGCGTCATCATATCTCTTCTGCGCTTCTGCCCGCTCGGCATCTTCTTGCTGCCCCTTCTGGTACGCTCCTATTCCGCTACCGATAAGATCAAGTCCCGCCCCGATTGCTGTTCCAAGTCCCGGCATTACCGCCGTACCTGCAGCTGCACCAGACCCAGCGCCACCGAAAAGGCTCATCCAGTCAATCCCACTTCCTCCCCCGGTTGGAGCTGGGGCGTTATCTGAATAGTCAACCGGATTTCTCATTAAGTAATTTGGCGTATTTGCTGCCATATTTACAAACTCCTTTTTTTATCACGCGACAACTCGACCGCCACCCAAGTTAGTCGTGGGGACGGTTTTAATTGCTGTTGTTGGCTTAGTTGGACCCGTATTTTTAAATGCTGCGGTTTTCCCTGTCTTTGCATCAGTTGCTATAAATGCTATTGTTCCGTCACCAAGAGTTGAAGTAGTATCAGGCTTAACTACCCATGTTGTCCCGTTTGCATTGAACCCCCCAGAAGGAACATCTCCAGTAAATGTATATCGACCATCACCACCTGGATAGCCGGATACATCCGCTAATTCTGGTGAATTGTCAGATATCGCCTTTATGGCTGACGTATTACCTACAAGCGCCGACCCATTCGCCTGCACTGTCGCTATATTGTCGCCTGCGCTAGTTGTTGCACCTACACCAAGTGACTTGTTAAAGAAATCATTGAATGCGGCTTGCCCTGCTGTACTAACCTTTGTCGGGTCGGCCGGGTCAGCGTCACCCGGATGCGTCTTTAAATAGGAGTACTGAAGATCTCCATATTTCTGATCTATTGCCTTTTGTGAAGCGGTGGGATCGGGAGCTTTAATATCAAGATTAGGCATTTCCTTTTTCAGTTCATCAAGTGCCGTTTGTGGATCAAGTTGCCCGGCAGCAATAGCCGTTTGGATCTGGTTGTAGTTCATTTGCTGGCCCTGAATAGTAATCTGTTTATCTTCAAGAGCGTCCTTGATCGACTGTTCAGCAAGGTCTTTGTCATGCTCCTGAGCCGTTGCTGTGAGTTGCGTCTTCTGCAAGCTCTGAGCGTTTGCCCAATCGCCCTTCTGTATGGCGAGAGTAGCATTTTGCTGCTGAGTGGCGAGAGCTTTCTGGAATCCAAACTGCTGAGTTGCCTTTGTCATATCCTGAGTGTTACTAAAGTCAAGGATCTGCTCTTGACGGCCCACATCATTATTCGCCTTTGCCTCAGCAAGTTGGCTATTGAGATACGCCATCTTTGTCTGCTGGTCCATGTCTTGAGTGTTGATCTGAAGCTGAAGATTTTCCTTCTGTGTTTCAAGTGACTTCTGAGTGTCGAGATCATTATTCTGCATAGCCTGTTTAGATGCGATATCGAGCGCCTGAAGTTGTGCGGTGGCGTCCTCAGTACCAATCCGTTCACCAGTCTGCCAACTCTGCTGTGCAGTCTGTAGTGTGGATTGAAATTTCTGCTGTGAATCTTGTAGTTTTGTTTCAAGGTCAGCTTGCATGCCCTGTATTTGTGTCTTTGTTGCATTGTCACCGTTAGCAATGGCGAGCTTAAGAGCATTATCAAGAGAGTTTTGACTAGCCGTGAAATCTTCCTGAGTAAGCATAGCATTCGAGGCAATTTTACCGTTAAGCGTGGCAAGTGCCTGAGAGCCAGCCTGATCGTTCTGCTGCACAAGTAGCTGCTGCGCTCTGTCAAGTGACGATTGCCCGGCCTGGAACGTCTGCGCTTTTGTTGTTTGATCAGCAGTAAAGTTCTGTGAGGAATCCTGCGCTCTTGTGGACTCGTATGCATTTCTAGTATTTAATAGGTTGCTGATTGCGGCCTGTGTATGCGCATCTTGTGAAGTTGTTTGGTCTCTACCTTGAGTCAAGGCATCTATGGTATTCTGCTTTGCTTTATCAATAGCCTGCATATTAAGCGTGTTGTCAAGATTCGACCTCCCAAGACTAGAGTCGAGCATTGTTTTCAATAGGTTTTGCTGAACCTCACCAGCACCACCCATATCCCCATTTTGCTGCTTAAACTGCTTGACTTGCTGCTGTTGCTGCTGATCGTAATTTGCAAGTTGGTTAGCATTATAAGAGGTCGGGTCATACCCTTGATTTGGGTTATTAAGCAAGCTCTGAGTAAGCTTCTGTGTCCCTGCGGTTATGCTGTCATTTGGGTTACTCTGTGCAATTGCAGACTGTTGTGCCGCTCCCATAACCGAGTTATTACCGGCGTCAAGCTGTGCGGTTGTCGGTGACGCTTGCGGTTTATATTGAAGCAGCTGGCTACTGTTCCCGTTCGCGTCCATGTATGGCAACTGCGGAGTTGTTGCGCCAGTGGTTCCAGTGCTGGTTCCCGTTGCCCCTGTAGTAGCTCCGGTTGTCCCCGTGGTATTTTTTACCTTTGCAAGTCCCGTAGTCGGGTCTATTTCCATATCCGAAAAAGTAGCCATTTATTACACCTCAATTAAGGATGATTTGCTGTAGTCCACCAAGTATTTACCATGTCACTTCGCATCGTTATTGATCCACCTGCAGCAAGAGTAAGTGTTTTTGCCCCTGCATTGTCAAACGTATCTTTCACACTCGAAAGACCGATTGTGAGCGCATTCCCGCCAGACGGTGCGGTATTCTGGAAAATCAACTCTGTATCCTCTGCCGAACTTGCAGAAGGAGCGGAGGTTGTGAACGCGGCCCTTGACGTATCACACAATATAAGGATGTGCTCGCCGTGCGAATACTGGCCATTTATGCTTGTGTGATTCGGGTTAAGTCTTACTATTGTGTTTGTCATGTGCTTGCCGCGATGTAGGTGATTTCTCCGTAAATAGTATACGATTTACTTAAGGCGGGCCAAGTTACCGTAGGGTTCATGTTAGGGGAAAGAACAAGGACTGTAGAACTCCCATATGGAAGAGAAAAACACCCGGTAACCCATACCGCATCAACCATGTATGAAGCAGTATTATAAAAAACCGCCGTAGAACTGCAAGGTGTAGGAAGGGTTATCGTTACTGCCGACCCCGTGTTTTGAAAAACTATAGAAACAAATAATGTTACCAAAGTCCCAATCTTCTTGTAGTTGCACGAGGTCTGCGTCACCGTGCCGCCCGTTAAAGTTGGGGTGTAGATATTAGTAAAATTTTCAATCGGATATCTTGCGTCGTACAATCTGCTATCGTTCCCTTGACAAAAGGTATTTGAACCTGTACCGAATGCTCCCGCAGAAAGCAACCCGCTGGTTGTAGTTATTATTGGAAGATTTGAGGTAGTCCCGATTTTAGCCTTTAATACAGCAGCGGTTAGGGTTCCTGAAATTGTGGCGTTTCCTACTATGTTTAAACTGTCTACCTTGTCCACTTTTAGATTTTTTACATATACAGTATCAGCACTTGGGAGAGTATCGATATTCATCCAACGGAACGTGCTGTCGTGATTGCTAAAGTTCTTCCACCGCGGAACAACCTTGTTCATAGTATCAATGCTCTGGTTGAACTTTGATGAAATAGTGTCGTTGTTTTGGTTTATGTCGGCAGACCTAATAATTGTGTTAGGAGAGAAACGAACTGGTACAGAAACCTTGTTTGCTGCACCCGCCAAAATTACAATACAAAAAATTGACAAAAACGCTATTTTCATATGAAATTCCCCGTTTCGAATCTACCCGCGATTCTTAAGACTAGTAGTTTAAAATTCTGGTCATTTGCCTGTTGTTGAATCACCGCATAAAAAGACTTGCACTTGAAATCATCAGGAAATTTCCCCTTTGTCGGTGTCCCGTTTTCGGTCGTGAATTTACTAACGTCAAAGGTTGCATTGTCCCAAGTTGCACCAGCCGACCCCGTAGGCATCACTACATAGGGCGGTGTAAATTTACTAGGATCATTTCCACTAAAAAACTGTATGGTGAACTGGTCATTGCACTGAGAAAGAGGCCGGTAGTTTACACACCACATAATAGCAGATATGTCGTACATAAATTCGCGGGTTCTAAGTGTTCCGAGATAATCGCTATTACCTGCAATCAATAAGCCATCGGCACCATAACAATTATTATTCTGGCACGTTGACTGGTCTTCTTTGTATATCTTTGGTGCTGTTTCGTGAGTTTGCCCGACGTAAATGGTGTTGGTATTTTTGCTTACAACCGCGTAATTTCCGCTTATTGGTTGAAACTCCCACGCGGAGCAGTAATCAACAGAGCTATTCCAGTATATTGTGTCAAGATTTAGTATTGCATGGACATTGTTAAAGGTAATACTTAGTACATTCTGAAACATCAAATGATACTCAGAACGGAAGTCCCTTCTGTAAACAAATCCACACGGCTGATAGTCAGGGGTTGAACTGTAAATGTCGGATAGCTTGTCCTTTATTGGGTATCCTAAATCATAATTTGAAAAGCTACCGTTAAAAATTCTTATCCCGTCATTTGTAACGCCAATTACCCCCCCGTTCCAAGTATCAACGGTGCGCATGTACTTGAAGTGCCAACGCGTTTCAACTAGAGATATGACTGAAGACGGGTCGGCACCTGGCAGCAGAAGAATGCCATCATCGGTATTAAAATAGAGGTTTGAACCTGCTGAGAAAATTCCCGTAAGGTTGTATGGGGTTACGATATAAAATGCAGCGGGGAAAACTTCTAAATCATACTCTGAGAATGTCCCCTTATTGCTGTAATAAATGATATTATCTTTTATAATCCATAAGCGATTTGAAAAGCTATAAATAAAAGTTCCTGCTGGGGGAAGTCCGTTATCAATCGCTGAAACTTCATATAATTCTGTGGTCTTTTGGGCAGTACTTGAAATTGTGATTACTGTTGTTGTGTTGTCGTTTTGCTGGTAAAAAAAGTAGTGTGAGTTTGTTGGTTCCGATGGCGATTGAATCCATACTACCTTTGCATTAACCTGCGCATCTGTACTATTAGGGATTGTAACTTGTATTCTATTTGTATTTCCACCAACTAGGGTGACATTTCCAAGAGACTGTCCCTTGCTGCAAAGCTTTACCACACCGCCCGTAGTCCTCGCATAGCTCACTATGACATTATATACACCATCGGGTAGCCCTGTACCATTGGCGGCCACAACGGAGGCCCCAGAAGGCACAGAAATTCCTATTTGAGAAGCAGTATTCCCCTCAATCTTTACACACGAGCTCCCGTTTACAACAAACGACTTCCCGAATGCGTTGCAGGCCCAAGCCTCATTAGTTGGAGCTCCCATTGTATACTGTGAGGATAAAGACCCGTCAACCGTGCTAACCGAAGACAACACTCCGCCAGATACAGCACAAAGTGTTTCGGTTGTGTCAAGCTTCCTGCTGATAAAAAGATTTCTTAAAAATGTCGTAAATGTCGTACTGGTAGAAAGCCCCTGAGCACCAGGGTATTTCACCACGCCAGACTTTTTTAGCATAAAACCAATAGTGTCCGGGTGTACCTGATTCTGCCCAATGAGCATAGGGTGCTCAATTGAATTGCAACCCCCCGAGCAGTCGGAGAAATCCATAGTAAATGGTTTTTTTACTGCGTCCACTAGTACCGCACCCCGTCTCTATCGTTTGTACGTCCTATCACCTGCCGCGATGTACTACCGTTACCAAGACTGTATTCACCAATAGAAACAGGAAGCCCGTTTGCGTCATTTATCTCGATTGACATATCCTCATTGTTCCCTTGATGCGCCTGCTTGAATTTCCGCAACTCTGATTCGTATTCCCCTTTTAGCATATCCCATTCATTCGCCATGCCTTTTTCACGGCACCTGATACGCTGCGCTTCTAGCAATAACAGATTTGAAGGGAAAGCGCTGTACTCATCACCCGTACCAGTGAAGTCTTGTAGCACCACCTGATACCTTGCAAAGGGGGAGGAGATAGGAGCGTAATAAAATTTAGCGCTCCAAACATATCCGCTTGACTTGTCAAACAAGGAAATAAACCGAAAACCATTTCTAGTCTGCCCGTCTTTGTAATAGTAAATGGTGGGTTTTTGAGTTCCGGTAGCGT